CCATTGACTGCTGTCATGCGGACTGCACATAACACACTTTAAGTTACAAGTGTGTCCTAATCTTAAATCTAAATAAACAAGTTTCTCAGGAACAGTGCCATCTTCTTTGGTTTGTTTAATAAGTTCTTCAACATCAATTCCATCTTCCATCCAAGAACCTGTTTCCCAAATACGTTTACTGGCAACCCCACGTGACTCTTCAGCAATGCACTTACTACAACTAGCAGGTATCTTCCCTTCAAGCATAGTTAAGCGTACATCTTTCATATACTCATTGTTCCAAGCACTCATAGGAGTTTCACGGCCAAAATTTGCTGGTTGCCCTTTTTCGTTTTTAACAAGGCCTACAGTATGATTCTCACCTGCACCACTAGCATTAGCACTACAGCACAATCGCATATCACCGTTGGGTCGTGTAGCAAAATGTATCCATGGCAATATGCAAAAAGTCTTGCTTCCTGATACTACTTCAATTTTATCTTGCCATTGTTTAATTTTATTCATTTTTTACCAATAATCATAAATCTTTTATATAGAGGAAGATCAATTTCGCCAGCATATAAAATATTTTTAATATTACACTGAGATTTGAATTCTTCTAAATCTTGAGAAATTCTAACATGCTCTGGTATATTGTAATTATTACCTTGCACAATAATTAATACATCGTCAGAGAGTAAATTAAACCATTGATCGTATTGTTGTTGTGTTATATGTTCACAACTTGTGTTAATAACTATAGTAGCTTCGGGATTAGTGTAATGACACATATCACCTGTAATAGCACTAAATCTACCTTCTATCTCTTGTCTCTTATTAACTGTAGATGCAATTTTTTCACATTCAGGGTCAATGTCAATACTTGTAATATGATTAATACCTATATCTGTATTAAACAACAAACTTGCAAGTACTCCATTCCATCCTCCATATATAACAATATTTGCTGTTACTGGAAGCCATGAGAACGTTTTTTCTAAAGATTCTATTAACCAAACTTTACTGTTAATTTGTCCTTTCCAAAAACTTTCAAGTGTGCGATGTTGATTATCGCTGTTACGAATTGCATCCATCCAAAATAAAACATCTTGTATATCAACTTTCAAACTGCGCTCCTAATTTGTCAAACGTTCCACACTGTTTACTACATTCTATTAGAGGATCATTATTCCAAGTTTCTGCTATTTTATCAAAATACCCACTGTTAAAAATTTCACCCAAGGAATGACTATTTAGATCTGGTAATACTCCAATTTTATCCATATAATCAATCCGCCGATTTTGATTAGGCAGTATCCAATCAAAGTCTAACCAACAGCACGGAGTAATTTTACCACACGAGGATACATAGAAATTTTTGTTCTTCTGTGCTTTACATTTTATCTCTGGTTTAACATCTGTAATGTAACCAGTTACCTTACTCATCATATCTTTGCTTTTTTGTGTAGGGTATAAGATATGTGTAGTTTTACCTACATCGTCAAGTACATTGAATTTACCTTTTTCAAATCTAGTAGTATGTTTAATTTGAAATTTTTTAAATCCAAGCTCTTCGCTTAGTTTTTTACATTTTTCTATTTGATGCTCGTTATGATCAAACACTAACATATGCCATTCAGCATATCCACCAGCTTGTATAAAGTCATAAGCATTGTCAATTATCTTATCAAAGTCTGTGTTAATTCGATACAAATTATGAGTGTCTTCTAACCCGTCTATACCAAATACTGTTCGAACATTTGCACGGGCTAGACCTTGCCACCATGATTTATCTCTTGCACTACCGTTTGTGTGCATTGATAATTGTATTAAAGGATTTACTGTTCTAAGATATTCAAAGATTTCTAAACAGTCTTTAGCAATAATAGGATCACCTAAGTTACCACACATAAACAAACTATCTAGTTGTTTAATAAATGAGTCAGGAAACCAAGACTTAAATTTGTCTAGATTAATTTCATCTAATTTAATTAACGGATTAATTACACCGCCGTTTATCCTTCGAGGACACATAGGACAACGAGCCTGGCACTTGCTGGTAATTTCTAAGTGTATGTCTCGTATATCTTCTAATTTATACATTTTTCATCTTTGGTATTTTGCTATCTGCGCTACTAACGCAACTAGGTGTTACACAGTGTTTTGCTGATTTAAAAATATCAAACCCATGCTCTAATGTTCCTAAAGGTTGTTCGTAACAACTATAGCTACGCTTTACTTCGTTTTCTCGAATTACTATTCCTTGATATCCTGCATTACATAACCAACCTTTAAATTTATTAAATCCAAATGCATTGAATCGCTCAGCTTGATCTATATAATACTTATTACCTGTTGCATCCTCTAATTCAATTTGAGATACATTTTCGCTTTGCCACACTTGCGGAAACCCTATTTGCATTTTATCAATTTGATCCGTTGTGTATTCATTTATTACAAAACTTGCGGTGGGGTCACTTTGAGGTTTTAAAGTAACATTAATACCTCGTTCAGCAAATCTTTCACATCTAGCATATAAGTCATCAAACTGATTAGGAACCATAACTTGATTAATGGTTACAAATACTCCATTGTTTATAAGATATAAACATTTGTCGCCAAACTCTTGCTCTTTTGCAAACTCAGCATGATAACTTGCTGTAATACTTCTTCGCTGTAAAGAGTCTGTAGTAGTTAACCAATTGTTCCACCATTTACTGCCAGGGGATAAATTAGTGGTCATGTGGATGCTTTGATACAAAGCATTACTATCCGCACAGTAATGTTCTATAATTTTATCAAATTGTTTGTAAGCAGTAGGTTCGCCGCCACTAAAACTAAAATGAAAATCTGGAAAATTATTTGCGCGAGCTTGAGCTTTTATACTGTCAATAGTACGTAGGTATAATTCTAATTCTTGATGATCTGGTTTGTCAGACCTAGCATAGGGCCAGCAATAGGAACAATTATAATTACAGAATCTTGCAAGGATCCACGATACTGTAAAAAGACGAGTATCTAATAAAGTTTTTTGACCAAAGCGTACTATTTGTTCAAAAGGTATTTTTTGAAAATTGTTCATTTAACCATTCGAAGTCATTTATCTTCGCTAATTCACTAGGTGCATTTTGCCAAAACAAACCAAAATATTTTCCAGCAATAGCTCCCAGATGTGCATATTTGCCGTATGGCGCTGACTCATTTAATGTACACCACGCTTCTAGTCTTAACTGAGTTTCTATATCGTCTTGCCTATCGATTGTTTTGCTTGATAATTTTACACATTCTCTAAATGCACTTTTCCACGTATTAAACGGATCAGTATTAAATGCTGTAATATTAGATATTTCAGGCATTGCTTTAAACAACGTACTAATACTTGTTGTCATATCAGTTTTTGATGTATCCATGTTTATTGTTAATTTACGAGGAAGTAGTTTAACACCTCCGTAACCATAAACTAAATCGTTAACAGGATTTATACTGCGCCATACATGTACTGTTTCTAAATCCCATTCAGGAACAACATAATCAAATTTAAAATCTTCAACTATTTCTGCATCAGCATCTACGACCCAAAACATCTTTGTAAAACACAATTTTGCCGCTTGGATGTGTGCTTGATGAATTCCTTTTACTCCGTGAACTCTTTTAGCTGTAGGAAATTTAGACTTTAATCTTTCCCAATTAATGTCTGCATAAGGTTCTTGATAAGAAATAAAAATGATATCATACATATTATTATTATACTATTATTTTAAAGTATTGTCAACCATAAAGTCTTTAAGACTAAAATTAGTTCCAAGCATATGATCTAGTGATGCTGCTTTGTCGTTACTCCAAACTAACACCTCGGGGTCGTCGTATAAAAAATCACAATTCTTACAGTAATCAATACTATCAAAATTTTTGTTAGCATGTGCATCACGTAATTTATTGTATGCTTCTCCGTTCCATATTTCTTCTATTGATTGTGTTTCTACATGTCCTAGCACACTTAAACTTTCGTTTGGTGGACCAATTGTTTGACAACA